GGTGAGGCTGAACCGTATTTGATGAATGATGCAAGGTTGCAAACTTGGGGTACTTTGTACGAAAGAGCTATTTCAGCTATTAACGTCGCAGATGATTCTGGTGAATACAGTGGACAACCAATGTCCATGTCTTTTAATTAAGGAAATATTATGGCTGAAATGTCTAACTACCTAGAGAACGCATTAATCAATGTGACTCTACGTGCAACTTCTTACACGGCTCCTGCGGCTGTATACGTCGGTTTATATACTACTGATCCTACTGACGCTAATACAGGTACAGAAGTCTCTGGTGGCTCCTATGCGCGTACTGCTGTGACGATGGGCGCGCCTAGCAATGGCGTGTCTACGAATAGCGGCGCTGTGACGTTTCCTACTGCTACAGGCACATGGGGAACTGTAGGCTGGATTGGTATTCTTGATGCTTCTACTAGCGGTAATTTGCTTTACCATACGCCACTAGATGCGTCTAAATCGATTACTGCTGGCGATATTTTTACGATTGCGATTGGTAATCTGTCAGTTACTTTGGGGTAAATTATGGCTCTGGTTATTGCTGATAGGGTTCGTGAAACATCGACCACTACAGGTACTGGTACGCTGACTTTGGCTGGCGCTGTACCTGGGTTTCAAACATTTAGTACCGCTATTGGCAATACTAATACTTGCTATTACACTATTGTTAATGGTTCTGAGTTTGAAATTGGTTTAGGTACGGTAGCTGCTGGCACATTAGCCCGTACTACGGTACTAAGGTCATCTAATGCTGGTTCCGCTGTTAACTTCAGCGCAGGTAGTAAAGATGTATTTGGTACGTATCCTGCTGATAAGTCAGTATTAGGAAGTACCGCAAAAACATTAGGTGGAGTAGGTTACGGAGATGGCAATAGCCTAGCATTTACTAGCGCTGGCACGTCTGGTCAGGTATTGACATCGGCTGGTGCTGCTGCGCCTACATGGGCTGCTCCTGGTGGCGGTTTTACATCTATGTCTATTTCAACTTCGTCAGGTACATTTACTATTCCTACTGGCATAACAACAATGAAGGTGACGGTTGTTGGTGCTGGCGGCGGCGGCGGTGGATATAACAACGGTGGTACTGGCGGAAGTTCATCTGTTGCGTCAGGTACTCAAACAATATCTACCATATCTGGTGCAGGTGCTACTGGCGGACTTGGCTCAAACACTACTTGGGCAACAACTAATAATGGCGGTATTGGTTCTGGTGGTACTTTAAATATAAAAGGTGGTGCTGGTACAGGAGGTGTATCCAATGGAGGCCAATATATAACTGGCACTGGAGGCTCATCGTTTTTAGGTGGCGGTGGGTGTGGTACGTACACCGGGGCAGCAGCAGATGGGGGTGTATATGGTGGTGGTGGCGGCGGTGGGCAAACTGGTCAAGGTGGTGGTGGTGGTGGTACAGCTATTAAATATTTGACCAGCCTTACTCCAGGCAACACGCTTACGGTGACTATTGGAACTGGTGGTGTGGCTGGTACTGGAGGCCCAGGTGCTGGTGTTGGTGGTGCTGGTGTTGTTATATTTGAATACTAAGGTGAAAATAATGCCAAACTATGCAGTCATAGAAAACATTAAAGTAATCAATATGGTAATAGCCGATGAGGATTATGCTGCCACACAAGGATGGGTTGCTTTGCCTGAAGGCGCTGGTATTGATTGGGACTATATTGACGGTCAGTTTGTTGACAACCGCCCTGTACCCGAAATTGTAACAGCACCCGCCCCAACCAAAGCAGAACTGATGGCGCAACTTAATGCGTTATCCGCACAAATACAAGCACTAGAGTAAATAATGCTAGGATTTTACTCATTATCTGCCGCTGCAATATCAAGTTCTGGCCCGACTACATATAGTGGTGAAGCTGCAATTACTGGTACTGCGACAATAACGGCGCAAGGTAGCGGTATCTTTACTGGCGCTGCTGTTATTGTATGTACTGCTACGGTATCAGTAAATGGTGGCGTTATTGTCGGTGCTACCGCTGCTGTTAATGCGCTTGCTACTGTTTCCGGTGCTGCTAATGCAACTTACTCTGGCGCTGCTGCAATAAGCTCTACGGCTACTGTCACTGTAGTTGGTGCAATTATTGGTGAGGAATGGTCAGATGTATCTCCATCAACAAATACATGGACAATAATCTAAATGGCTCAGACTAAAATTGTATTTGCTGAATGGTTGCCAGATCAACCTGGGGTTACTGGTGCGCTTACAGAAGCTAAGAACTGTATACCTGTAACTAATGGCTATGAGCCAATGCTTGCAGAAGCAGATTTAAGCGGTAGTGCAGGTCAAACACTGCTGACAGCCTTTGCTGGCAAGTATGCACAAACATCTACGCTATTTGCTGCTGGCGCTACACAGGTCTTTAAATACAATAACTCTACTCGCGCATTAGCTGCAATGACCACTACTGGCTACATTGGCATTGAGTATTGGGATGCTGCTCAGTTTGGCGATGTAATGTTGCTGGCTAATGGTGTTAGCAAAATACAAGCAGTTGATCTAAATACGGCTAATAACTTTGTGGATGTAGCTGCTGCTGCGCCTACTGCTAAGTACATTACTGTAGTGCGAGACTTTGTTGTTGCTGCAAATGAAACTGGCTTTGAAAACAAGGTTTACTGGTCTGATATTAATGATGAGACTAACTGGACTGCTAGTGCTACAAGTCAATCAGATAGCCAAGTAATCGCTGACGGTGGCGATATTATGGGCTTGGCTGGTGGTGAGTATGGCTTGGTTTTGCTTGAAAAAGCTATCTACCGCATGACTTATATTGGTAGTCCGTTATTCTTCCAGTTTGATGCTATCTCTCGCGGTATTGGCTGCTTATCCAATGGCAGTATCTCTCAATACAATGGCTTAACTTACTTTTTAGCTAATGATGGGTTTTATGTATCTGACGGTCAGACTGTTAAATCTATCAGTGCTGGTAAGGTAGATAGATGGTTCTTTGATAATGCTGATCCTAATAGTTTTGGTGTAATGTCATCTGCTATTGATCCTGTTAAGCGTCTTGTTGCTTGGTGTTTTACTAACGTATTTGCTAGTCAATTAATCTTGATTTATAGCATTGATACAGGTAAATGGTCTTACGTTGAAACTACTGCGTCTGCTGTAGCTGTCGCTATTACGCCATCGGTAACACTTGAAGGATTGGACTTATACAGTACCAGTATTGATGCGCTGACGGTATCGTTAGATGCTCGTCAATGGGCTGGTGGTGATCCTCTATTTGCTGGTGTATCAGGTCAGAAGATCATTACCTTTGGTGGCGCTAATAAAACAGCGTCTATTGTTACTGGTGATATTGATATTGGCAGGTCTGTGATTACTCTTGCAAGGCCATTGGTAGACGGTGGATCGGCTTCTGTGGCTGTTTCTGCTAGAGCTAACCTATCTGACGCTATTAGCTATACGACGCCTGTAGCGGCTGATACAGAGGGTAGAGCGTCATTACGATCTGCTGGTAGATATATGCGAGTGCAGACTATTCCATCTGGCTCTTGGTCAACTTGTGTGGGTGTAGATGTTGATATTACTAAACAAGGTGGCAGATGACACAGTTTAGGACGCTTCCTCCGTTTGGTGGAGATCAGCGAGCTGTCGCAGAGATAGTGCGTGGTGTTATGGATGGAAAGACCAATAATACTGGAACTATTACACTTGCTACAGGAAATGTCACTACAACAACACTATCCAATGAGCGTATAGGCTACGACAGCCTTATTTTCTTTGTGCCTGTATCTGCTGCTGCTTACGCTGATTCGATGCCATATGGAGCGTTTCAGGACTCGACAAACCAAACTGTTGCTAACACTACTACTGCATATGCTATTACATTAGATACGACTGACTACTCCAATGGCGTATATGTATCAAATAGTTCTAGGATAAATGTTAGAAATGCTGGTGTTTACAACTTGCAATTTTCTATTCAGCTTAATAATACGACGAATAGTAGCCAAGATATAGATGTGTGGTTTAGGAAGAATGGAACAGATATAACAGCTTCTAATAATCGATTTGGTATATCAGCAAGGAAAAGTTCAGGCGATCCTAGTCATTTTATTGGTGCATTGAATTACTTTATTGAACTAGCAGCTAATGACTACATACAAATGATGTGGCGAGTTTCTGATACTGGCGTAAATATTCAGGCGTTTGCTGCTGGTACAAGCCCGACTAGACCGTCTGTTCCTAGTGTTATTACTACAGTAAGTTATGTTTCTAATAAAGCAGCGTCTGATATATATGTTTCTAGCAGACAACCAGGGCAAGCTACAATATCGCACTTTTCTAACAATACGGCAGATAAAACTTATGGCTACATCGTGGTCGGTTAATGGAAACTAAATACATTACTCCGCAAGAGTTAAGGTCTTGGTGGCCTTCCGTTAAACCAGGTTTAGAGAATGTTAAGACAAAAAGCCCTGAAGATTGGATTGTTGAGGATGTATATGTAGATTGCTATAACGGTAGATCGATGCTTTGGGCATTGATTGATAACAGTAGAGTTATAGGGTATTGGGTATTGCAGCCTGACGGTAATAAATTGCACGTTTGGGCTGGTTGGTCGTTAGAAAATAGACATGATAACCTTGAAAATGGATTAAAATACATAAAAGAGGTTGCGCGTCAAGGTGGTGCAAAATATATAACATTTTCTAGCCATCGAAAAGGCTGGATTAAGAGGGCTAAGAGTCTTGGATTTAGCCCTAGACTATGGATAAGTGAGGTTTAATTATGGGTGGCCCATCTGCTGGTAGTGAATTTACTCCGACTGAGACAAGACTTGATCCTACGCTGCGTCCTTACGTAGATACAGCGCTTAGTGAGGCTGATAGATTGCGTAAAGAGGGTGGCCCTGCTTATTACAGCGGGGAAACTTACGTTAAGCCAAGCACAAACACTCAGATAGCTTTGCAGTTAGCGCAAAATCGAGCTGCTGCTGGAAATCAGATTGTCGGTGGCGCTCAAAATACCATCGCTGGTATGATGAATCAGGCAAGCCCATACGAATCACAATATGCTGGTAGAGCAGGTCAAACAAGTGGCTATGGCTCTGTATTCGATAAGATTGGTCAAGCACAAAGCCCATATCAACAGCAATTCTCTAACTTGGCTCAAAACGCTTACGTTGATCCTAATCAATCCTTCTATGAGGGGATGCGTGGTGGCGCAATGCAGAATGAGGCATTAGCTGGTACTCGCGCAACATCACAAGGTGCATATCTAGGTGGTAGTCCATATCTTCAGGGCGCATTAAGCCAGGCTAATCGTTTGTCTACCGAATCTCTCCAAGAAGGTATACGTGGGCTGCAAAGCAAGACATCAATGGCTGGTCGTTATGGCTCTGGTGCAGAGCAACAATTAGCGAGTAAGATGAGTGATGCTGCGGCTAGGGCTTTGGCTGAACAGAATCAACAAGCATATTTGCAAAACTACCAACAAGAGCGTGGTCTGCAAGAACAAGCATTGCAATCGCTTGGTGGTCTGTCACAACAAGGTTTCGTCAATCAACTCACAGGCGCTCAAGGTCTTGGTACTGCTGCACAGCAAGCATTTGCTAATCAGATGGGTGCTACGCAAGCAGCTCAAGGTGTTTACGGCTCTGATCTTGCTAACCGTATGGCTGCGGCTCAAGCAGGTCAGAATGTCTACCAGAGTGACTACGCTAACCAAATGGCTGCATTAGCTGGCGCTCAAGGAGCAAGTCAAGCTGATATAGCTACACGTATGTCTGCTGCTGGTATGGCTCCTGGCCTTGCTGCTGCTGACTACGCTGATATTGATAGGTTACTTGCTGCTGGTCAAGTTGGTGAGGGCTATACGGCTACTCAACAAGCGGCTGATAAGGCTCGTTACGACTACACAGCTCAGTTACCGTATCAAACGCTGCAAAACTTCGGTGCATTTATCACTGGCTTGCCGCGTGGTGGAATTACAACAGAATACGTTGAGCCTCAAACAGAAGCAGAAAAAGCAGCCGCTGCCGCTAGAAATACAACAGGTGGCAGTAGCTACTTAGATTACATTCGTTAAGGAATTATTATGGCTGATCCAGTATCAATGACTGCTTTTATATCTGCAATGGCTCCATCAACGGCGGCTGCTGCTGGAAGCACTGCTGCTGCTGCTACTGCTGCTGCAATGGCTGCTCCTACGGCTGCTTCATTACTTGCACAAGGTGGCATAGCGGCTGGCAGTCCATTAACTGCTGCTATGGCAAATGGGATGCAAGCAGGTCAATTGCTTGGTATGGCTGGAAATGTTGCTCCAGGTGCTGCTCAGACTATTATTAGCCCAAGTATTACAGAGACTTTTCCTGCGTTAAATTACTCAAATGCTGGCTTTGGAAACGCAAATTTACCAGCATTATCTGGAACTCCTGGTTATTCTGGTTTTGAGCCTTTAACTTATGGAGGCTCTCCTCCTGCTTCATTAGCATCTGGCCCTGGCTTTGTTGGCCCACAATCTCCGACATTAATGCAGTCTGCTATTAACACAGGTCAAAATATTCAAGGGTTAATGGGTCAAAATCCTGCATTGACTAACATTGCTAGACAAGCTGGCGGTGCAATGATGCAACCACCACCACCACCTAGAGTATTGCAAGCACCACCAATTCAAAGCGGTCAATTCGCTCCAGTGGACTTTATGAGCTTACTGAGCCAAAAGTCACCACAGATGCAGCGTCGCACTTCATTGTTAGGATAATCATGGCTATTGATTACGATCCAAATGTGTATCAAAGAGGCATGGAAGGGCTGAATCCAAACCCATTGGTGTGGTCAACCACATTGCAAAAATATGTTCCAGCTCAATCACAATTTGATAGCTTATCTCCAGAAGACCAAGCACGGTATTTATTTAGTCAAACTAATCAATTTGGCAATTATTCATCAGGCGCACCAGTTTCACAAAGAATTGATGCAAGTGTTCCACCTGACGTTAATGCTGTAAATGTACAAAATATTGAACAAAATAACGCACCTAATTCTTCTGGTAATGTAAATAATCAACAATATCAACCAATAAAAATAGATAAAAGACCTGATTTAGAGCCAAGTTTATTCGCAAGGTTATTTAAACCAGATTTAGCAGCGCAATTTCCGAATCAATCAACTGCGCCTCAAAGTCAACCAAATGCTCCTAGGCAGACTATGGCACAAGATAACTCACCAAGTTTCATGCAAAACATATTAGGCACAGTGCCTAGCTATTACAGTGGATTGCTTGGCGCTGAAGAAGCTAAATCACTGCAAAGCAGAGCAAATACACAAGGCTTGCTAGGCGCTGCTATCGGCTTGCTAGGTGGCATGGGTACGCGTGGCACTACTGCTGCACAAAACATCGCTGGTGCGCTTGGTGGTGGCTTACAAGCCTCGCAGGGTGCTATCCAGCAAGGTATAACTAACTATGGTCAGCAACAGCAACTAATGCTGCAACAAAGACAGCAAGCAGGTATTGCTGCAATGAAAATAAAGTATCCTGATCTTGCTGATGAGTTTGATACTAATCCTGCTGGCGCATTTAGAATTATCTCTGAGCGTGAGGCTGCTGCCAATAAGCCTACAGTTGTATCTCAAGGTGGAACTTTAGTTGGACGCGATGGTAAAGTTTTGTACACATCTCCCGCTGCTGGTAAGGAACAAACAAAAATACTATCTCTTGATGAAATGAATAGTTTTGGTTTACCAACAAAAGATGGTCAAAAATATCAAATGGATGGTAAAGGCGCAATTAGTTTAATTTCAGGTACTGGCGCAACTAGCAATAAAAAAACTGTCGTAGTTGGAGATTATTTGGTTGACAATGAAACCGGAAAAATAATTTTTAAAGCAGCGTCAGGAAATAAACAAGAATCGTTATATTCAAAGCCAGTTGCAGATGCTAATGGTCGAATGGTGTATATGCCTGTTAAGCCAGGTTATCCTATTCTTGATTTAGAAGGAAAGCCAGTAACAGATTTTGCTGGAGCGATTTCACCAAAACCATTGCCACCAGTAATTCAAAAAGCGGAAGAAGAAGATTTTACGTCTGGAACTGCTGCAATTAACTTGGCTAATGATGCTAATAAATATTTATCTAGTATTACTCAAGGTCAAATTAAATTCGGAAGGTTAGATAAATTAAGCATTGCTGCGCGTAATGTTGCTGGCTCTAATGATCCTGATGTTGTTGCACGTAATGATTTTGAGAGATTTAAAACAACATTAGTTAATGAGTCTTTGCGTTTAAACAAAGGCACTCAAACAGAAGGTGATGCAGTTAGAGCAGCAAAAGAATTAGAAGGAGCTGAATCTGCTGCTGATGCTGGTAAAGCAATTCAAACTCTTAGAGATTTAAATGCTAGACGAGCAAATGATTATCAGTCTGCAATTATTCGCAGACGTAAAAATGCTAAATTTGGTGATCCAGAGGTAAGTTTGGATATTCCTAAATTTCTTCCTTATGTATTTACTGAGGCAGATTATGCGCGTTTACCAAAAGGCTCAGATTATATCGATCCAAAAGGTCTCAGAAAGGTGAAACCATAATGGCTAGTTGGGATAATGATCCTCTTTATGAGGAGCCTGCAAAGGATAATCTACAAGGTTCTGTGTTTAGACCTAAAGTGCCTTATTCTGGTTTGGCTGAGACTGTTCGTGCTTTTGCTCAAGGGCCAACATTTGGTTTTGGTGAGGAAATTGAAGCAGGTATTCGCGCTCCATTTTCTGATAAAAGCTACACAGATATAAGAAATCAATTACGCGGTCAACAATCGCAATTTAGACAAGACTACCCAAATGTAGCAACTCCTGTTGAGTTAACAGGTGCTATGGCTGGCCCAATGGCTGCATATAAAGCTCTTGGTTCTGCTGCTCCTGCGGTTCAGTCTATGGTGACAGGTGAGACTCTTGGCGGTCAGGCTGCGCGTGGTGTAGTAGCTGGTGGTGTTACTGGTGCATTAACTGGCGCTGGCACAGCAGAGCAAGATGTAGCAGGTAAATCAATTCAAGCAGGAGTTGCTGGTAGTGTATTGGGTGGTACTGTTCCTTTGGTACTCAAGGGTGCAGGAGCAATGGTCAAAAATATATTGACTGCATCTGGAGTAGGTGATCAACCTGCGGCTGCATCTAAAATGATTGCGGCTGCACTAAAAAAAGAGAATTTAACTCCTGACGAAGCTGCTGATTTGCTTGCTGAATTACAGCGAATTGGTGTGCCGCGTCCTGTCTTGGCTGATATTGGCAAGAATATGCAAGACCTTGCTTATTCTGCTTATGTTGTTCCATCTGGACAAAAAGCTGCTACTGCTAGATTTTTAGAATCACGCATGATTGACCAGCCTAATGAATTAGTTAAAGGATTGGCAAAAAAAGCAGGTATTGATAAAAATGTTAGCGGATATGAGTACCTTGATGCTTTAGCTAAAAATCAACAAGCAGCAGCAAGCTCTAAGTATCCTTTAGCGTATAGCAAAGCTGTTGATGCAAGAGACTTTAGGAAGTATGTAGATCGACCTGTATTTATTGACGCATATCAAGAGGCTCAAAAACGCGCTGGTGTTTATGGTGAGACATTGCCTGATTTAGAGCAAATACGAAATGCTCAATTTGTCCCTACTGATGTGCTGCATAAGATTAAGATCGGTTTAGATCGTATTGTGGAAGGTCAAACAGATTCTATTACTGGAAAAATGACTGCTTATGGTCGTGATGTTTCCAATGTAAAACGTGAGTTTAATGATTTAATTAAAGACAAAAATCCTATCTATGCAAAGGCTAATGCTGAATTTGCAGACAATGAGCGTATTCGATCAGCATTTGAAACAGGTCAAAAATACCAAAGACTTGATACAAAAGAAGCATTAGATAAACTTAAGAAAATGAATGACTCAGAAAAAGAGGCATTTAGACTTGGGATGATGGCAGACGTAAACTCTCGTCTTGAGAATTTTAAGGGTGGTGATTTTTCTCGTCAGGTATTTAAAAGCGACAAACAAAAATCATTGCTTCGTTATGCTTTCACAGATCAAAACCAATACAAGCAATTTGCTGCTTATGTTGATGCGCTTGGTGAGCAATCTAAAACATCTAAGTCTCTTATGGGCAACTCGCTAACTGGTGAGAGACTTGCTACAAGTCAAGCTACGTCAGATTTAGGTCAGATTGCACAAAGTGCTGTTACAGGTGGATTAGCTGGTGCTGCTATGGCAACAGGCAGATCATTGCTTGCTCGAACTAGAGGCATAAGTAGCGAGACATCTGCTGAATTGCAAAAACGTCTATTTGCTGTTGATCCTATTGAGCAAAAAACTATTTTAGAAGAATTGAAACGTAGAACACAAAGTAAGCAAGTCGGCGTGGTTCCTGGCGCTGCTGCCACTGGCATGATTACTGGATTACTTGGGGATTAAATAATGGCAAAGACAAAGATTAGTGAATTCAATACCGATCCAGCGCTAAATACTGACATTGACAGTATTAACATTGCGGAAGGTTGCGCTCCTAGTGGAATTAATAACGCTATCCGTGAGCTTATGTCGCAGCTCAAGAACCAGCAGTCAGGTACAGATGGCGATAGCTTTACTGTTGGCGGTAATCTTACTGTTTTGGCTCAAGGTGATGTCAGACTATCGGATGCTGACTCATCTAATTATGTTGCATTGCAAGCACCTACTACGTTAGCTGCAAACTATACGATGACGCTGCCTACGACTATAGGCACAGCAGGTCAGCTACTTACTACTGATGGATCAGGTAATCTTGGTTATACAGAGGCATCTGTAACTGGTGCTGCAACCGTATTCTCGTCTAATGGTACATGGACTAAAAAAGCTACCGACGTATTTGTAACGGTTGAATTATGGGCTGGCGGTGGTGGTGGCGGTAGCGGTAGAAAAAGTGATACTAATGCTAGTGGTGGTTCTGGTGGTGGTGGTGGCGCTTACGTTACTAAAACTTTTCTTGCATCTGATTTATCAGCAACTGTATCTGTAACGATTGGTGCAGGTGGTGCTGGTGGTGCTGCTCAAACAACAGCAAACACATCTGGGAATAATGGTAGCACTGGCAGTAGTTCAACTTTTGGCTCTTATTTAACATCTTATGGCGGTGGTGGTGGTACTGGTGGTGCAGGTGGTTCTACATCTGGTTCTGGCGGTGGTGGTGCTTTAAGCGCAGGAACTCTTACCGTTGGTGGTGGCCCTGGAACAGATGGTCAATTTGGTGGAGCTAGTAACGGTGCGAGTTCTGCATATGGTGGTGCTAGTGGTGGTGGTGGTGGAAATACTGTTGGTAGTGGAGGTGGATCATCTTTACAAGGTGGCCCTGGTGGAGGTGGTGGCGGTGGATTCCCATTCCCTACAGCATATGATGGTGGTGCTGGCGGTACTGTGCCTGGCGCAGGTGGTAGTGGTGGTGCTGCTGGCACAAGTGGTGGTGGCGCAGGTGGTGCTGGTGTAGGTAGAAATGGTGGCGGCGGTGGTGGTTCTAATGGCGCTGGCAATGGTGGAGCTGGTGGAGCTGGTGGTACATTTGGTTCTGGTGGTGGTGGTGGTGGTGGTAATGGTAACGCAAGTGGTAATAGTGGTGCTGGTGGCGCAGGTGGCGCTGGTTATTGTCGCGTTTTTAGCTGGTAATTACTATGTCAGACATCAATCCACAGGAATTTGGCGCATTACAAGCAGACGTTAAAACGTTAACTGCTGAGATACATTTACTCCGCAAAGAGATGGCTGATGTCACTGCTATGCTTAACCAAGGTAAGGGTGGTCTATACACCATCATCTTTGCTGCTGGCGCACTAGGTTCGATCATCACTATGAGCGTTAAAAAACTATTCGGAGATTAAAATCGACCCGCTAAC